AAACATCCAAATACTTTTCATACATCTCTTTATGAAAGTGTGCTGGTTCTACACCATCAATACTTTTCCATACAAAAGAATCTTCAAGTTCAAAATTATTCGATTTGATATTTTCTGTAAAAAATCTACCCGCAGTTCTGGGAATATGAATAAACAAAAATCTATTCTCAGGATTTGGAAAATTTCTAATTGTATGGCGATAGACTGGCATTAATTGCGATCATCAAGTTCAAACTCTTCATTAGCAGCATCCAAAATAGAAATACTTGGAAACCATCCTGTACTTAACATGATTGAAATGTCAGCAACATTATCATCAGATTCTCCTGGAGTATTTTCTTTAAGTGGAAGATCTCCTTGACCAAATACATCTGCTAGTTTCTTAACGGGAACAGATTCACCATATCCAATCGGAACAGGGCCAGTCACATCACTTTCCGACAAGTAACGAATTGCCCGACAAACATCTTTGACATGAATCCAATCTCTTTTATGATTAGTTAAGTAAGTTGCTTTTTTATCACGAAGTAATCCATACATCATATTAGGACGAACGTCTGGGCCATAAACTGTTGTAAACCTCATGCCCACTGAATTTTCAGGTGCCATCTGTTCGTTCACCCACTTACTCATTGCATATGGGTTTTCCCAATAGTTCCCATCAACAGCACTAGATGATGCATATAAAAGACGTGTACCAGTCTTTGCACACCAATCAAAAATAGGTTTTGCTTTGATTGCATTATTATTATAATACTCTTTGGGTTTTTCCAAACTCTCGCGAATGTCTGCCCATGCAGCAAGATGAATAATCAATTCATAATCACCACCATCAAATTGAGAAATATCATCAGGACGATCAAGTCCGTGAACATCGTATCCATGAGTTTTTCTCCAATCAGCAAAAACATGCCGACCAATAAAACCCCTATGTCCCGTGATTAATACTTTCATTTTACCATCCTACTAAATCCTTTAATTTTTTCAAATCGTATCACATCATCAAACCTATCCTCCATCCCACCTTTATGTGAGATGACAAATATATTTGCGTCTTTAACTACAAACCGAATAATTTTTAAGAATTCTTCTGTTCCTTGGCCATCAAGTGAACTGTCAAATACTTCATCTAAAATCATAAGGTTAGTGGATATAGAGTTTTTAAACTTAGCAACTTCTCTCCAAGTGAATAAAAGTGCTAGATCAATTCTCTGTTTCTCACCTTCACTAAAAGAAGCATATGAAAAATCTTCATGTATCGGTGATTGGACGGTTTCATTAAACTCGTCATCAAGAGTAAAATTAATGTAAAAATCCATCATCTGTAGATAACGGTTTACTTGCTGATTTATCAGCGGTATGTACTTCTTGATGATTTTAGTTTTAACTCCACCGTCTTTAAGTAGACTATAAGAAAAGTCGTAGTAGTTAATTGTGTCTTTTTTTGAGGCTAGTTCGTCGTATGTAGTTTTTAAATTATCTTTGAAGGTTTCTAGTTTCTCATGTTCAGTATTTCTGTTTGCAAGTTGTTCGGTAAGTCTCTGAACTTCCGATTCCAGATCCCTGATCTGTCGGTGACATCCAGATATCCTAGTATTGTTTTGAGAAATGCCATTGTTGAGTTTAGTAATCTCCTTTGATAGTGCAGTGAATTGACGCTCTCTTTCTTGTTCGTTTTTAATTGCCTCTTCTAGTTCTTGATAACCAGATTGCAACTCGTTAGATTTATTTTGTGCGTCTTCAATCTTATTTATTCTGAAGTCTTCGTCAATTGATTGCGTACAAGTAGGACAAACCGAATTTTCTGTAAAAAATTTATGTTCCTTAGTAATACTTGATACTTTCTGCGATATTTTTCCTTTTATGTTACTTAACTTTTTTAATTTTTCTGTAGCTCCAGTAACACATTCCTGCTCCTTTACAAATTTATAAATGTCTTCTTCTGTTATAGAGTTCTCTTTCATGTAGAGAACTACTTCTTCATCTAATTTAGAAATTTTTAATTTTTTATCTTGAATATTATTTTTTCCTCTACTTTCAATTTCTTCAATAAAGTTGGTTTGCATTTCAACTTTATCATTCAGAGATTCTTTTTTTAATTCAAGAGTTCTAATTTTTTCTTTTAATTGGCGAATTTTATCTTTAATTATATTATTCATTGAAGAGAAAATTTTGATATCCAAAAGATCTTCAATCACTTCCCTACGATTAGCAGCAGTTAATTGCATAAAAGGGACAAAAGTACTGCTACCCAGAATTACAATCTGAGTAAATGATTTATAATTCATTTTAATAACAGACTGCTCTAACCATTTTTGTTGGTCTAAAGAAGCTGCTTTCTGATCTAGAAGAACATCATTTCTATAAATTTCAAAAATATTTGGTTTGATACCACGAACAACTTTCCAATTAGTAGTTCCAATAGAAAAAATAACTTCAACTACACAATCTTTTTCATTAGTGGAGTTTATAAGTTGTGGTTTATTAATTTTTCGAAATGGTTTACCAAATAGAGAAAAAGTAAGTGCATCAAGAACTGTACTCTTACCAGCACCATTTGTGCCTATAATGAGAGTTGTTGAAGTTTTTTGAAAGTTAACTTCGGTAAATTGATTTCCGGTAGAAAGAAAGTTCCGCCACTTGACCTTTTCAAAGATTATCATTGATGTATTGAATCATACTGTGGAGTGTGTTTGTATTTTCCTTAAGGAGGCCCAAACTTGTGTTGCAACTCCTACACAATAAACCACGAACCTTACCTGTAGTATGGCAGTGGTCTATTTGTGGTTTGTCTAGGTGACAACTACAGATTTTACAAACAGAATTCTGCTCTACAATCATAGTAGAAAATTGTTCTGTTGTCAATCCGTATTGAGTTTTAAGTTTATATGCCCTATGATATTCGGGGTCCCTTTTTCGTCGTCTATGCCTTTTTGTTTCTATCGGCAATTCGTGGTATTTTTCTAGTTGTTGTTTCTTATAGCATTCTTTACAATGTGCTTTATAAACATCAGTGGTTCGTGTATATCCATCCTTGCCGACATAACCAGCCTTCTGTGCTAGGTGATATTTAGAAAGTGGTTTTTCAATACCACACGACTTACAGACTTTCATAAAGTAGAATAACTTATTACATTATATAGTTATTCTACAATTTATGCAACTTTTTCAAATAAAATCATGATTAGGTATTGCTGGAGGAACTACAATATCGTTTTTTGTTATAATCGTATAATTATATCCTTTAACTTCACAAATTGCCATCATAGCATCACCTTCAATTTCAAGTACATTAGTATCAGGGTAGTCTTCTTCCATCAACATAGAATATCTATTGGCATCATCTTCTTCTTCAAAAATGTATAAAATTTGATTTCCATTTTCGTCCTGAACGGAATATACTCCAGAGGTTTCTTTATCCTCTATAGTCAGAATAAACATTATGTCAACTCACATGCCTCTTTATAAATTTCTTGAATTACTTTTTGAATAATAGATTTTTCCAAATTAACTTCAGATTCTTCAATATACCTATTCAAGATTGACAATGTGTCTTCAGATTCAAAGGCTTCAAAATCCTCATTTTCTTGAAGTTGAAAATTTTCAACAACTTTTAACTCAAATACTCCAACATTATACAACTTATCAATAAATTTTTCAAACTTTTTTGTATCTGTTTTTTTACGTACAATTACTTTAACAATTTTATTATCATATTCGCGAACGTCAAATGTTTGATAGTTCGTATCTTCGTAATAGATATTATAGAACATTCTATTAGGATTATTGACATACTCCCATTCCAGAGTATCAGTGTCAAAAATTACAAATCCACGAGGATCATTCACATCATTCCAGAACATCTCATAAGGATTTCCTAGGTAGAAGATTTTTCCGTTGTCTGACCGTGTATGGTAGTGTCCCGAAAACACTTTGTCGAACTTGTCAAATAAGTCGCACGCCATACCATCTTCCATGACGTGTCCACGATGCGCTCTGAATCCGTTGAGCTCAAGGTGCCCCATCGCACATATGCTATCAGTAGTTTTGACAGCCTTGACAGTATCCTCAAAGTTTTCTGCATTGATCCAAGGAATAAAAAGAACTTTAAGTTTATCAAGAACAATCTCAGTGCTTTTAGAATATATTTTTACATTAGCATATTCACGTAACAAAAGATCTACTGCATTTACATCATTCGTGTTTTTATAGTATGCAGTGTGATTACCGACAACAGTGTGAACTTCAACTCCCATGTTGCAGAGTCTGTCATAATAATTATCTTTTGCCCAAGATAGTGCAGAAAAATCAATACCCTTTCTACTATCAAAAGTATCTCCCATGTCAATGACAGTGGTGATTCCTTCTTTCTCTAGTGTTGGAAAAAAGATTTCATTATAGAACTTTAAAAAATAATCATGAAAATGTTTTGAGTTTTTTCTAGCTCCAAAATGTTGGTCTGTTATGATGGCAACTTTCATCAATTAATAACGTAATTTGCTGTGTACAGCATCTTTGATTTGATTATAGTCCGAATAGGATCCACCGTCAACCCCGTCCTCACTGAAAACTTCACTGAATCCAGACCTTTCAAGAATTTTATTTTTAATTTCTAACTGTCTTTTCTCTCGCTGAATACGACGCAGAAAAGCATAATGAATAATCTGAGTGAAATACGCAAAGGGATTCTGGGATTTCTCTGTGTCAAAGTTATGTATATACTGAACGCAGTTCTCAATTCCGTCAGAGATCATGTCCTCTTTGAACATATAGTTGACGAAATTTGGTTTGAATGATAGATGATTTGCAATCTTTAGAAAGCACTCACCAATATAACGTGGAATAGGGGGTTTAGTATCCCAACGTGATCCTCTATCCTTTTTAGTCGGCTCTCTTCCAAATTTTTTAATAAATGTAATTTCAACTTCACTTTGATAATATGTAAGTGCTGCTAAAAATTCTTTATTATTAACGTAATGCTCTGATCTTTTACGTTTTGCCATAGTTCCCGATTTAATCATAAAAAAATATTATCACTATTATGTAGATAGTATAACATTTCCAATCTATAATAGCAAGCTTGACACACTATCAAATATTCACTATAATAACTCTGTTAGGGTTGATAAGGATTGTATTAGCTCTTTTTGTAGAGCTTCTCTAAAATGTCTTTAGCATCATTAACTGTAGATATATACCCCATCTCTCTTGTTATTTTTGGTTGACCTGTTTTTTCTCTATCGGAATCTTGTACAAATTGTTGATATATTGATATCATTTCAAAATCAGAGGATTCTGATAGGGTCAGTACATCATCTAAATTTATAATAAACAAATCTTCTTTGGTTGTTTTTAACCATGGTTCTACTTTATATCCAGCTAAACCAGTTCTTGTCTTTACTTCAACAATAGTAATTGGATTAGAAATAAGAAGCATAGTTCTATTTTCTTCTTCAGAGGCTGCTACTTTAGCATAGATCTCTTCTCCAGATTTAAATTTAATCGTTGCGTAGAAATCGTCTTCAATCATACTTTTAATTGGATAGTTATTATCTCATAGTTAAAATTTTCTTCGTTATATATTTTAATTCTTTCAATGAGATGGTTTAGGGTGTAATTTCGTCTTGACTTATGTGTACAATCATCAGAGATGTCATAGAGGATTGCCTTAGTTTTATCTTTTCCTTTTCTAAGAACTCTTCCAATAGATTGTAGATTTCTTACTCTTGATTTTGATGGAGATGCAAAGATAACGTTATGAAGATTTTTAATATTAATACCAGTAGAAAAAGTTCCATAAGAGGCAACGATAATTGCATCATTTTCTCGTTCAGTTATTTCTCTGACTAACTCTCTTTCCTCAGCATCTACTCCTCCGTGAATAAAAAATGCTTTTCTATTAGCCTCTTTGTTAGTATTTATCTTTTCAAAGAGTATGGCACCATGAGATTCAACTCTTTGAAACAGCACAAGAGTATTTCCTTTTAAATCAAGAGTTAAATTTTTTATAAAATTATTTCTCTTTTCATGAGAAATTAAATACTGAATTTCATCTTCATATGTTTCAAATATTTGTGGATTGTGTTTGAGGATTAAACACTGAATATCAAGTTGAGATAGATGTCCTTGCCTCATCAACTCATCAGTTTTAGTGACTTTATATGATGGACCAAATAAACCTTCTAACACCCACTTATGAGTTTGTGTACCATCCAATGTTCCAGTAAATCCAAATCTATATTTTGCATGATGCAATTTTGTCATTATAGATATTAAAGATTTACTTTTAAAAAGATGAGCTTCGTCTCCAATTATAACATTAAATTCTTCAAAGAATTTTCTATCTAGTTTATAAACTGATTGCCATGTTGTAATTGTTACTGGAGCATCATTACTCTTTTCTCTACCCGAATAGATACGGTGGCAATATGAATCAGCATTCCAACCATAATCTTGAAAGTCCTTATACATCTGCTCTACAAGAGATGTCGTTGGAACAACTAGCAAGATTTTTTGACCTTTGTCAACGTAATATCTTACAAGAGAATAAATCATCAGAGATTTGCCGCTTGCAGTGGGTGATATCAATAGTTTTCTATTGTGTCTTAAAGCATCGTATACTCCCTCAATCTGATACTTCCTTGGAGAATGAGAGCATATAGATTTCATATAATCTTTAACACCTTCATATGAAATTCCATTATTAACCTCAAATGGAATTCCATAGAATTTATTATCTTCAAACTTATAACTATATCCGTAATTTTCACAGAACTGAACAATCTTATCTAAAAGACCAACATAGATCTGTTTGGACCGCATATCGTAAAGGTGAATCTCTCCGTTCCAGTTCCTTCCACGATACTGTGGCATAAATTTTGCATTCGGAACCTCAAACTTAAAGTGATCTCTAAGTTCGTACTCTATATGAGGTTCTGTATTGATCTTTAAAAATACTTCGTTTGATTTGGATATAACAAGATTGGCTGTCGTATCAATCACATAGATCCATTCATCTACAAATATTTATTACATATTGTCAAACTTATATTCTAATATCATTCTATACAACGAATCTCTCAAGTACCAAAGATGTTGTTGTTCCATTGGAGGTCTTGAAGGAGATCCTTCCCAAGTTTCAATTCTTTTTAAAACACAGTGATGTAAGAGGTGAATATCCTCTATTGTCAGACTAACTGTGTAGTCAAAATCTTGACTTGGTTCAAACTCATCACCCATCAACCTAATCCTGAATTGAATCTCATAAACTCAATAGCATTTTTAATTTGATAAGTTCTATTGGTTATCTGCTTTAAGATATTCTCAATATATACGAGCACCGTGTCGTAGTAATCAATCTTTAAACATACTGTAGATAGTTTTTCGTCTGCATCTAGATACTTTTGCATTGTATCTTTATCTCTAATTTTTTTGGGGAATGGAGAGTCAACATATACTTCAGGATCTGCTTTACCACTGAAATATTCATATCTTTCATGTCTTATATTTTTTCTTTGTTGCTCTGCTTTTTTTCTTAGTAAAAAAAGTGTATTATATAGATCAAAGTATTTTGCATGAAGAGATGGGATATTCAAAGATTCTGTATGTAAATTGTCTAGATCTATTTTTGAATCCTTTTCCCACATCTCTTGAATTGAATCAAGGTCAATGCTCATAATTTTTTGCCAGTTAAGTCTGTCAAGTCATAGCTAGTATACTTGAGACTTACGTCTGCTGTAAAGTATTGAATATCCGTATCAGTAGCATCAAAGGTAAGAGTTGTCAATGAATATGGAAATAAGTCTTTGAAATTTACATTAAACTTTGCGACTAGATTACTACTTAGAATTTGAAGTGTTCCATCAGAGTAAATGTTTCTCTTATCTCTAGAGTAGTTTCCTCTATGATCGGATTCAGCTTCAAGATCTCTAAATTCTTGATTTTCTTCAGGAAATCCTAGACCTCTCATCCAATTTTGTATCTCCATATAATTTTCAAGATTTTCGTCAACCAAAAATCTTAAAGTCAAATCACCAAAATCAAGTTTATCTCCAGGAGTTGGAATATCTCTTAGGTAGTTTGGTTGAACAGCAACTCCAAGATTTATGTCTGGAACATTTGCTTGATTACAAAAAAATGCTACCTTAGGACTTCTTCTCATAGAAAATTTGAAACCTACAGGTGCAAGAAAATTTCTATTTTCTATCTGACCATATGGATTTGCTTTTGCCATCACCTATACCCCATAAATTGTTGAAATGTTCTTCTAAGTCTTACTGCAGTTTTTTGTGCTTCAGAAATGAAAGATTTAAAATTTTTCATTACTCACCGCCATTGCCATTCCCATTTCCATTACCACTATCATCATTCCCAGAGTCTCCGTTATTATTCCCATTACCATTTTTTGAACCTCCACCAAAACGGGAATATCGATATGAATTAGATTTAGTTGATTTCTTGGGTTGACAAGATTTTGACTTATCATCAAAATAATATCCCTTAGGGCATTGATTAGCCTCTTTAATAAAAGAATCTAACGTTTTCATTTGTTTATGATGATTGTATACCACTCTTCACTCATACCAGAGATAATCTGATCCGCAGACTCTTGATTCTGGGCATAACCCTCTTGAATTAAATGATCAACGACTAAATTATATTTTTCCAGAGCTTCTCTGGTTTCTCTAGGTGTTTGTTTCATTTTGGTTAATTTATCCTTATATTTATTTAGATAAAAAAAAGACCCCCTTTTGGGGGGTCTTGCACTTCCTTCACACGAAAGGAAATTATATCACATGAGGTTCTTAACAGCAACACGTCTGTAGTAGCGGTTCTGGTTAACGTGCAGAGCACCTTGACCTTGGTTGGTTCCTTCAGCAAATGGGTTTGCGACCATGCCGTAGCGGGTCTTAAATCCAATTTTTGGTTGGAAGGAGTTCTCACCAACGGCGCGAACCATTTGGAGAGGAACATAAGGACAATAGAACAGTCCAGCGTCATAAGGTGAAATACCTTTATAACCAACAACATAGTACTGGTTGCCTGGAGTTCCGTTAGCAGAAGTCAGGTTTGCAGCATATGGGTCGATGTAGACGCGGAATTTGCCCATCAGGGTTCCAGCGAATGTACTACCGGTGTCATCAACGTTAAGGTTAGCGTTGAGTGCAGGGGTGTAATCGAGCACACCAGCCATGGTCAGTGCAGACGCTACGTCAGCAGAACACATGATGATGTTGCCCTTCCCGCGACGAGTTCTTTGTGCGATTGCGTTGGCATCGCGCTCGATTTGGAACAGAAGACCTTTGAACTTCTCAACGCTCCAGCGACCGTTGGAGTCAACGTCAAGGTCGAAGATACCAGCAGAAGCAACATTCTGTGCTGCGCCTTGTTCAGCGACCTTGTAGATCGTTCTGATGACTTCTCTGTTGATTTCCGCAAGGATTTCAGTGGAGAGAATGTTAGCAAGTTCTGCTTCGGCATTCAAACCATGAATTGCCTTAAGGTCTTGTGCCAGTTCTAAACTGTACTCAGCCTTCAGGGCGCGTGACTTAGCAGTAACAGTGACTTTCTCGATCGAGAATGCCATCTGATTGAAAGCATTGTTGCCAGTGCCATCAAGTGATTCTGCTTCATCGGTACGCATACCTTGACCAACTCTGTATCCAATGGAGGATGCAGAACCAACTGGGTTCAGGACCGCAGGATTGGTCTCTCGTGTTGCAGTAGTACCCATACCAGCGGTTCCATCAGAGAAACCTGTTTCGGAGTTGGATGCTTTGTCACGACCAGAGAATGCCGAATCAACTTCGTTGTAGAATGATTCGCTGCCCGACTGATTGGTATAACGTGAACGCATCGCGAAGATGAGTCCAGTAGGACCAGACATTGGCTGAACGCCAGCAAGGTCATATGCGACCAAGTTAGGCATTGAGCGTCTGATCAGAGAGATCAGAACGGGGTCGAAACCGGCAACAGGGCCAGTTCCAGTAGCAGCACCAGAATATGCCTGAGGGTTGCCACCAGAGTTGGTGGGTTGCTCAGTCAGGAGAGATCCTGATTCTGCAAAAGAGTTTTGCTCTCTTAAAAATTTTTCTTGGTTCTCAAGCAGGGTAGCGGTTACAGCTCTCTTATGTGAATCTTGGATTGTATCAAGACCCTCATAATTGAGGAGAGGTGCCCACTTTTCCTGCAACTGTTCGGAATTGAACATTTGCTTTTTACCTAGTTTAAATGTTTACGGTTTGATTTAATATTAAATTCAGTTATTTGCTAAATGATGAAAGAGTTCTCAGGTATGCAGACATCGAACCATTTATTGATTC